GCATCGGTGCCGAACTGGGCGCGCTCTACGGTGAAGGAGTTCGAGAATCGCGAGGTGACCTCCATGACCTCGCTGCCGATTCGGATGAAGAAAGACCCGCTGACCGGGTACTCCTCGTCGAAGTCCACGCCGCCAGGCACATCCACGAGAAAGGAAGTCTCGGACTCGTCGATGTCGGCCTGGAGGACGCCGGTGCTGGGTAGCGGCGCCTGCGCTCGATCGTCGTCGGCCAGCTTCAGAGCGTCCTTCGCTTTGACGATCACGCGCCCGTTGGGATCGGGGCCGGCCAGGGATTCGATGAGGTAGGTGCGCGTCGTGAAGTTGGCCGGATCGAATCCTTCGTCCGTGAGGTACCCGGTCAGGATCCGGCACACGCGCCCGAAGTAGTACGGCGTGCGCGCGCGCATCCGGCCCCAGTAGGTGCCCTGGACCGAGAAGCTAGTTCGCGCGCCCTCGGCGATGGCCTGCAGGGCGAAGCCGGGGGACGCCTGGAGCGCTGTTCCCTCGAGGGCCTGAAGAGCCGTGGCCGCTTGTGCGCGGCTGCGCAGGCGGAAATAGGGGTCGGTGCCGCGGTCGTGGTACGGGTGGTCCTGAAACGTCAGGGACACGCTCGCCCGCGCGCCCAGGCCGCCGCTGACGTCGATCTTCGCAGGCGAGAGTTGCACCGAGGACAGGCTCGGGATCGCCTCGAGGTTCAGCGGCAGCGGCGACTGAGGCGTGCAGAAGCGGTAGGCGTGCGGCGCCGGATCGTAGTTCTCCGAGTCCTGGCAGGTCGCGCGCGTGTTGTAGCAGTAGGTGCGGCCGGTGACGCCGAGGACCGCGTTGCAGGGCGCTTGCCCGTAGGTGAGCGTGCAGCGGTCCAGAAGTAGCTCGGCGAGCGTGATGGGCCGGCGGCCGCTGCGGGTCGCTTCTTCTGCGATCGTCATCGGACTTCAATCGCCATGTAGAGGCCGTTGTGATCCACGATCGTCGCGGCGTTCTCGCACAGGACATTCATGCGGATCTCGTCGCCCTGGGAAACTGGGAACCAGGCGCCGAAGCCGCAGAGGTTGTCCTCGGTGGCCGTGTCGGTGTGCTCCTGGGGGAGGCCGGGCACGTTGGCGCCGTTCTTCTCGATGATGAAAACCGACTGGTCCGTCGAAGTCGGAACGCGGAGGCCGCAGGCGACGCGTGCCTGCGTCACACCGGCGCCGATCGTGAAGCCGACGCCGTCATGCATGCCGCTCGGATCCGAAACGACGGCATCGAACGTGAGGATCTCGAAGACCTGGGAGGCAAAGCCCTGCGCCGCAGACTTCCGGATCATCGACCGCACGTTGTCGGCGGGCTCGAGGATCGCGAACCACGAACTCGCCAGAACGTTGCAGTTGGCGGCAGCCGTGACGTAGATCTCGAGCTCGTCTCCCTCCGCGACGTCGAGCGTGGGAGAAGCCAGCGTGAGCCGCTCGGCTCCGCCCGTGTCCTGGTCCTTACCCGGACAGCCGCGCTGCTGCGTGCCGTTGACCTTGATGATGGCGAGGACCTGGCCAGCGACCGAGTCGGTCTCGATGAGCCCGGCAACCTGGATGCGGTCGACGCCGGCGGGGACGATGTACTTGCTGGCCGCGCCGGAGTGCCAGACCGCCGGCGAGTGGGTTTCGTCGATGACCTCCGAGTTGAACGAAATCGCCGTCTCGACGCCGCCGGTCAGCGCCTGGCTGCCGGACTTGTTGAAGAGCGCGATCTTCGTAGTCGGCGGCAGCCGTTCGGCAGCAAACCAGCCGCCGGCCTGCGTCGACTGCGTCGTGATCGTGTCGTAGTAGTTGCCCTGCGCGGCGGCGACATCGAACCCGACCATGTTGATGTGGTTCGTGCCGATGCTCGCGGTGTCGCCCTTGCCCGCGCCGATGAACGTCGACCCGCCCTTGCGCATCTCCGCTTCGAGGGTTGCGGCGTTCGTGTCCGCATTGTGGATGAGGCGGACGAGCTCGGTGGCCCCCGGAACGGTCAGCCGCTCCGGATTGACGAGGCTGTGCCACGCGCCGACGTCGTAGACCTCGGTGTCCCATGGCACCGGAGAGGTCACGGCGCCGCCCGCCAGCGTCACCAGCGCTCCGAAGGGATTCTGCGGGATCGTGATGGTGGCCGGATTGGGGATGCCGATCGTGGCGCCGACTGGATCCGCGAGCGACACGCTCAGAGCGATGGCACCGAGGTCGTTCCCCTCGAGTATCTGGACCTCGAAGGTCTTGCTCGCCGTATCACCGTCGGCCCAGTTCAGCGTGCCGGACGTGGCGGTGTAATTCGTTCCGGCGACCGCCGTCCCATCCGCCGTCGTGTAGTCGACGCTCACAGCGCCCTGCCCGAGGCCGGTGCGCGTCACCGTCACCAGTGCAGTGCTGCCGGAGGGCGCGTATGACCCTGCGGAGAACTGCACCGTATCGCCGTCGAGGCCATAGGCCGTGACGTCGTCGGCCGATGAAAGGCTCAGCGTGTACTGCTGCGCTGCGGTGTATTCACCGGTGAGCTCGGTGGATGTGAGCATGCATGGGGCGACCAGCGACAGGCCGCTCGCGAACTGGATCTCCCAGTTACGGATCAGCCCCTGCGATGCGAGGTTGCAGAGGAGGTTGAAGGTGGCCGAGTCGGAGATCCAGCCTGATGCCGTCATCTCGAGGCCGCGAACGCCTCCCGCGAGCAGCTTGCGCCACCGCGAATCATCCTTGTCGGTGACGTCGATCGGTTCGTTGCCGAGCGTCAGAGAACCAACCCGCTGCGCAGCTACGCGCGTGAAACTCTCCGGATCGCCGTCATCGCCGACGTAGAGCAGGACGAAGGTGCCGGCGTGCTTCGTGCCCATCACTCCACCTGACCGGAGCAGTCGACGGAGAACTTCATGAACCCGTTCGAGCCCTGCGTGATCTCGACGCCCTCCTCGGATTGCCCGTAGATCACCTCCTCGGGGAAGGTGTCGTGGCGCCAGGCGAAGAAGAACGGCCGGTTCTCGGCGTGGTCACGGAATGCCACGCCCTCGGTGCGCGCCCAGGTCTGCGTGACGCGGTCCTGCTCGATCGAGGTCGCGGCGCCGCTGCGGATCACGGAGCGGCCGAGGAATTGCCCACGCTCGGACTTGTTCGGGAGCAGCTCGGGTTTGCGGTTGAGCGGCGCCGGCTTGTGCCCGACGAAGATGCCCTCGGGGAGGAGCAGCACTTCGCCCGCGTTCACCACTCCGAGCCGCGTCGGGCCGCCGATGATCTTGATCCGCCACCAGGCGTAGGTCGCGCCGTCAAAGCGCCAGAGCCACGGCTTGTCGTCGGTCGGGCTGAAGGGCCCCGCCACCGAAGTCCACGAGGAGCCATTCGCAGAGCCCTGCAGCTCGATCGTTGCGCCTTGGCTGCCGAGGTCGTGCGCGGCGATCGCCAAGTAGTCGCAGAGCGCGGGCGCGACAAGCTCGACCTCGAGGAAGTCGCCGGCAGGATCTCCGTCGCCCTCCCAGTAGTCCCACGTGCGCCCGTGGGCGGCGTTCTCGGCGGGGCCACTGGTCGTCTCCGAGGACGCGGAGAGCGCGCCGTCCGGATCCGCGAAGACGTTGCGCCACCCGATGACGGCCTGGCGCGTGTAGGGCAGATGGGCCATGGCCTATGTCCGGAGGGGGCCCGCGCCGTCGGCGAGCGCTTCGTTGATCTGGTCGACCAGGCCGCGCACCTGGTCCGAACTGAAGTTGCCGCCGACCAGCGTGAGGCTGATCTGAGGGCCGCCGCGCGCCGCCGGCTGGGTGGTGTTCTCGGGGTTCGCCGCACCGGAGACCGACCCCGAGGCGCCGCCGCCGCCGAACTTCGTGTTCCGGATCGCCTGCACCTGGGCCAGACCGGCCGCCACGGTCGTCGCCGCGGCCGCGATGTTGAGCGGGTAGGGCACGTCGCGCAGCGCCTGCGCGGCTCCCTGGTAGGTGCCCACGAGCGCATTGGCGATCGCGACGACCTTCTGCACCTCAAAGGCCTTCTTGCTGTAGGTGGACGCGATCTGGAGCGCCTTAGCGCCGGTGTCGAGCGTCTTGCGCAGCTCGTTGTTCTTCACCATCGCGAGCATGTCGTAGCCGCTCTCGAGGCCCTGCTTGCGGATGTCGAAGACCGCGGCCTCGTGGTCGCGGGTGAGCTTCTCCTTCGCCTCGTTGTAGCCGCCGATCATCTCGAGCTCGGCTTCGCTGAAGGTCTCCAGCATCGAGAGCCGCATCTCGAACCGGCTCTGCTCCTCCTCGAGCTGCACCGTCTCGAGGTCGCGCATGGACTGCAGGAGGTCCTGACGCTGCGAGACCAGGTCCTTGCCGTACTCGGCACCCGCCTCGAGGGCCATCTGGAAGTCGGCCGTAATGCGCTCGGCCTCGCCTGGCGCCAGGCCGCCCTCCAGCTGCGCCATGGCGTATTCCTTGGCCGCGGCGAGCTCCTCGGCGGCCTTGCGCGCTTCCTCGGCGGCCTTCTTCGCAGCCTCGATTCGCGCCTTCGTCTCCTCCGGGGTCTCGACGTTGAACTGCGGTGCCGTGGTGGGCAGAGACGGGAGCGCGGCCAGCGGGTCAGCCGGAGCGCCTCCACCGGTGTCGGCGACGCCGGACATCGCACCGGAGCGCGCCGCCTCGTTTCGAAGGGCGCCGAACTTCTCCCGCGCCGTGTCGGCCGCGTTCGCGATCGCCATGATCGCGCGCGGCACCAGGCCGACCGCGCTGTTCTTGACGAGGAAGCCGACCGCCTGGACGACGACGTTGCCGAACTCGGCGACCTTGTCGATCGTCTTCTGAATCGCCTCGGGGTCGCGCGTGAGCTCGTCGATGAAGTGGCCCACCTCCGGCGTCGCGTCGAGGACGGCCTTGACCAGGCCCTTCGAGATGGCCTCGCCGAGCTTCCCCATCGAGTCGCCGAAGTCGTCCGCCTTGCGGATCGTGGCGTCGTCGATGATGCCGACCGCTGAGGCGCGCAGCTTGTCGAGGCCGCCCGCGCCCTGGGACGCGAGCAGCCCGACGTTGAGCCCGGCCTTGCTGAAGAACTCCAGGGCGAAAGCCGACTGGCGCGCGGGATCGGGGATCTGCTCGAGGGCGCGGATCGTGTCGAGGAACACCGCTTCCGCTTTGCGGGGGCCGCTCTCGTCGGTGAGGGCAATGCCGAGGTTCTCGAAGGCGATCGCGGCGTCGCCGCCCTTCGTCGCGGCCTCGGCGAGCTTCTTGGTGAACTGGTCAAGCCCGTTGGCGAGCTCCTCGTTCGTGAGGCCCACCTGGTTGCCGGCGAACTGCAGGCGCTGCAGCTCCTCGACGGTGAACCGGGTCTTGTCCCGCAGCCGCGCCATGCCGTCGGCGAAGTCGAGCGCGCCCTTCAGCGCCGAGCCGGCCATGGCGACGCCGGCGGCCACCGCAGCGATCCCGAGCGCCTTGAACTGGTTGATCGCCGCGTTCGCGCCCTTCTCGACGGCCTTCTCGATGCGTCCCATGGACGGCTCGAGCGAGCCCTTCATAGACTTGCCGGCGATGTCGGCTTCCTTCACCGCCTGGCGCAGACCGGCCTGGAGGGACTTGAGGTCGGCCTTGATCTTGACGACGAAGTCATCGCCGCTCGTGGCCATCAGTGCACCCTCTTCTTCGACGGACCGTCAGGGAATCGCTTGCGCATCGCCTCGAGCTCCTCCCAGGTGATCGGCTCGACGTAGCCGGGCTGGGAGCGGATGTACGTCTGGCACACCGAGTTGAACTCCTGCGGCGTCAGCTCCCAGAAGTCCGAAGGGGACATGCCGAGCGTCACTACGGCGACGCCGAGCTGCTCGGTCCAGGTGAGTCCGGCACCGGCACCGCCGCGCTTGGCGGCGGCTCGGCTTTTGGGACAGAGGGCCCGAAGACCGCACCGAGCAGCTGTCCGACCGCCTCGGAGTAGGCGCTGAAGTTCGCGACGATGTCCTCACCGATCTGGTCGTACTCGAACATCGAGCCGGTGCCATCCTTGCCGGCGTACCCGGCGCCCTTCAGGCACTCGAAGACCACGACGTTGATGTCGCGGATCCAGACGTCGCCGCCGAAGAAGCGAGCGAGCAGCCTCGGCAACCCCACGCCGAGGCGCGTCTCGATCGTCTGCAGCGCCCGATTCGTCGGCACCATCGCGGCGTCGCGGCCGCAGACCCGCACCGGCGTCCACCCGCGCGGGTTGGCAATCCCGCCGTCCATCAGGCGCTCTCGAATTCGCTGTAGTCGATGTCGCCCGCGGATTCGAGCGACAGCGTGTACTGCTGCGCGTCGGTGTACTCGCCCGTGAGCTCCTTCGACGAGACCTGGAACGGGCCTTCCAGGGTCTGGCCGTCGGCGAAGACGAGCTGGTAGGTCTTGATCGACCCCTGCAGCGCGATGTTCATCAGCGTCTTGAAGGCGTCCTGGCCGGTGATCAGGCCCGCCGCCGAGGACGACATGCTGCGCACGCCGCCTTCCATCAGCTTGCGCCACCGGGAATCGTCCTTGTCGGTGGTGTCGATCTGCTCGTTGTTGATGCTGAGCGAGGTCGTGCGCTGCCCGGCGACGGTGGTGAACACCGGCGGGGAATCGTCCGAGCCGAGCTTCAACAGAAAGGCGATACCCGCGAACTTGGTCTGAGCCATCTTCCTACTCCTGAAATGAAAAACCCCGCGGGGCGGGGCGGGGTTGTCAGTCCGATTCCGCGTCGGACAGCGCGTCCAGCAAACACCGGTACCGGAGGCGGCCGAAGTACGTCAGGCCGTCACCGTCGCGCCCGTAGTCAGCGCTCTCGAAGCGACAGAGCACGAGCTGCTGTCCCTCGACGTCGAAGTCCTGCTCGTGCAGTGAGGCGTAGATCAGCGCCGCGATCTGCCGCGCCTGCTTGCGGCCGCGGTGCTCGGACCAGATCTCGATCGTGAGCGTCTGCTCGGTGCCGACGCCGGTCTTCGATCCCCAGTCCGTCACGTCGGTCTCGCCGATCACGACGTAGGGCTTTGGCGTGTCTTCCTTGACCGCATCGCGGACCGGGACCGACGTCACGTTGCCGACCAGGCTGACGGTCGCCAGCGCCGCGCTGAGGCGCTCGAAGACGGCCTCGGTGAGCGCGTCGGATCCGTCGATCACGACGCACCTCGGATGCAGTCGATCATCACGCGGCCGATCCGCCGCCGGTATTCACGCGCCTTGCGCCGCTTCAGCATCCGGAACAGCGGGCGTTTCTTGATGTACTTCGTTCCCGACTCGAGCATCCACGGGTAGCGGTTGCCCTTCTTGTCGCTGGCGACGTTCGTGGTGGTGAGGTAGCCGACCCAGCCCTTCGGCGAGGTCTTCCACTTCAGGGCTCGCCAGAAGCGTCCGGTCTCGCGGCGCGCCGGCTGTCCGGGGCGGCTGCGAACCGTGCGCCCACCGCGGCCCTTCGTGACCGGCTTGCTGATGGCGTTCTGCGCGTCGCCGTGCAGGTCCTTCGTCGTGTCGCGCACCTCTTCCTTGATGCGCCTGGTCGCGGTCTCGTCCAGCTTCTTGAAGCGGGCGAACATGCGACGGGAGTCGATCAGGACGTTGGCCATCAGCTCGCCTCGTCCTCGTTCTTGCAGTCGATGTCGACTTCGCTGCGAAGTACGAATGCAGCGAGTTGGATCATCCGCGTTGCGATCCACAGCCGCACCCTGAGTTCCCGAGTCACCCGAACGCTCACCGTCATCGTGGTGCCGCTCAGGTCGCGGATTTCAACGTCTGCGCTCATGTCGCCACTCCCTCGTCGCAGAACAGCACCAGCCAGCGATCGCGTTCGTCGACGTTGATCACCGACCGGATGTTGAACAGCCGCGACCCGAACTGGACCCGCATCCCCGCGTCCACACCCTCACGCCAGCGCAGCAGGACGCGGTGAGAGGTGACAGCCTCGAGCTGAGCGGCGAAGACGCTCTCGCGGCCGGACAGCGGCCCGACGTTGCCGTAGTCGGTGAAGACGTCGGTCCAGTCGGGCGTGCGGCCGCCGGCGCCGTCGGGGGTCGATTCGGACGGCTCCTCCTGGATCGTCACCAGGTGGCGGAGCATCCCCGCGAAGTAGTCGCCCAGGTTCATCGCCGCTCGAAGGACAGCCAGGTGCCGGCGACGTGCTTGATCTGCGCCCCGGCCTTGCAGAACTCGTTCAAGGTCTGGGTGACCTCGACGGCGGGGGAGCCGTTGTCGTCGTGGAAGATGATGATCCCGCCCGGCCGCACGATTGAGCAGGCGAGGGCGTAGTCGTTGCGCACCGCCTCCTGGGAATGGTCGCCGTCGATGAAGACGGCATCGCAGGCGGGCAGGTCCTTCGCTGATAGGTCGAAGGTGCCGCGCGGGCTGAGGATCAGCTCGAAGCGGAGATCATGCTGCGCGAGCTCGCCGGGCGCTGGCGGCACCTCGCGCTTCTGCACCCGCATCTTCGGCACGTAGCCGGGCAGGACGTCGATGCCGACGTAGCGGTCGATCGTCCGAATGTTCCGGAACGCGGCGAGCGGGTTGCGGCCCGTGTTCACCCCGAACTCCACGATCACCCGCGGCGAGACGGACTCGTACAGGCACAGCAGCGCCTCGAGCTCGCCCGGGTTGAAGTACCGCGGGGGCAGTCCGGCGACGTCGTAGGTGCGCGGCTTGAGCTGCACCGACTCCCGTTCCCGCGGCGTCAGGCGGCCATGGACGACCGGCTCGTGAGAAACGCGTCGAGGGATGACAGCGCTGCCGGCAAATCCGTTGTCTTGTCGCATTGGTGGTGGTGCTGGAAGCAGGGACACGGGCGGATGGGCTCGATCGCGAGGTGCGGCGTGAAGCGCGCGCCGAGGGAGAAGGAATAGCCGGCCTCGTAGCCGCCGAAGACGCAGACGGAAGGCGTGCCGACGGCCTGGGCCAGGATCACGGCGAACCCGGGCGAGGACATGACCAGGGCCGAGCGCTGCACGAGCGCCGCGAGCGTCTCGAACTCCAGCTCGCCGGCATGGAACTCGGCGTCGGCCTGGAGCCGGTGCCCGACGAGCCATTCCTTGCCGGGCTCGAGGTCGGCGACGCTGATGACGAAGTACTTCGAGCGTAGATGCTCGCCGACGGCGCGATAGACCTCGAAGTCCGGATTGCGCGCCGCGCACCCGCTCCACTCCGTGCGCTCGTTGAGCGGCCGGTAGAACAGGATCGGCTTCGTCGGCGCGAGCCGCGCGATCACCGCATCGGCACGCTCCAGCCAGGCGTCGGGCACCGGCATGCGGAAGTCCGGCTCGGCGTCGCCGTAGCCGCTCTGGTGCAGCATCGCCCCGAGCACCGACTTGTGCTCGCGCACGAGCTGCGGGCTGTACCACACCCGGACCGTGCGGCAGCCACGCGGTGGCGGGCGGCCGCTGTAGAGCGCCGCCTCGCGCAGCGCGTTCTTCGCCTGCGTGCGCAGGCGCGAACCCTTGTTGACCAGGTGCAGCTGCTCGCCGACCAGGTCGTGGAAGATCGACGGCCAGGGCGTCTCGAGCCAGACGCGGTGCCGCTTCATCAGGTGCCGGATGAGGGCCCGCTCGTGCAGGTTGTCGCCGCAGCCGTGCATGCCCAGGACGTGAAGGTCAGACACCGAGGCCCTCCCTGTATGGCCACAGCAGCCGCTCGGCGGCCTTCCGGTTGGCGTCGCGCGCCTCCGGCTTGATGGGATCGATGTAGCCCTCGACGAGCAGGATCACGGCGCGCCGGATGCTCCGGAACGTGCCCTGATCCGTCTCGCTGTCGGAGAGCGCATCGGAGAGCACTTCGGCGAGCGAGGTGCCGGTGATGTTGAGGAACTGCAGCGCCTCGTCCTCGGCGTCGTCGATCGCCATCTGGATCCGGTCGTCCGGAATCGCAGCGGCGGCGAGCGCCACCTTCACCTCTGCGACGGTGACGTAGCTCACGCGAGAGCCTCCTCGAGGGGGATGCGGGGGAAGCAGCGCAGCGCGGTCTCGCGGGTGGCATTCACCACGCGCACACCGCGCACCGCGATCTCCTCGGCGAGCTCGCCCATGTGGGCGACCCACTTGTCGACCGTGCCGAGATTGCCGAGCGGCGATGGGTGGTCGCCGTGCCAGTGCTTCTGGCCGTTCGTTCGCTGGAAGTCGTAGCCGAGCAGGACCACGCGCGCGGCGCCGAAGACGACCGACAGCGAAAGCGCTTGGTGCCCGCTGTTGAGGCCGCGGCTGATGCAGCCGTCGCCCCAGCGCTTATTCGCCTCGCGGCTGAGCACGTGGTGCAGACCGTAGTCGCCGGCCGCACGGAACGATGTCGACCAGCGCTCGCCGGATCCGAAGGTGCGATTCACCTCCGGCAGGTATTCCTTCCACCACGGCTTGTCGCAGGCGTAGAGGACATCGGCCCACGGCGCGCGGCGGAAGGAGGTGTTCACAACGATTACTCGTCGGCCGGGGGCTTCTTCGCCCTCGGCTTCGGAGCGGCCTTCTTCGGCGCCGGCTTGGCGCCAGAGACGGACACGCTCACAGTCGTCGGCGGTGAGACTGGGACCGCTGGCGATGCAGACGACGGTGCAGCCGTGCCAGCGGCGGACTCGTTTCCCAGCGGCGGGGGCGGGGTCAGAGCCTCGGAGGTGAAGCGAACGAGCCCGTTCCGCACGAGCTCGTCGCCGAACTGCTGCGAGACCTCGAAGGTCATGCCCTTGCGGACACGACCTCCGAGACCCGCATCGTCGAACCCCCGGAGGGTGACGATTTCGCGCTTCATGACCGATTAGGTCGCGAAGCCGAAGTCGCCCGTGACGAACGCTTCCGGCCGGTAGACCGTCAGCGCCGCACGCTCCTCGAGGAGCAGCGTGACCAGGTTCTTGATCACGTTGTCCCGGTCCTCGAGGCTCACGATCAGCGTCGCGTCCTCGCGGTCCCAGCCCTGCGCACCCTGCTGGAACGAACCGACGAGGAACTCGTCGATGTCCATGCTCTGCGACGGGACGACCGGCTTGCCCCAGAGCATCGTGGTGGTCATCGTGTGCGGGTTGGCGAAGATGTAGTTGTTCTCGCCGTCCTTCGTCAGCTCGATGGCCGCCCAGTCGACCGGGTGAAGCACGATGCCGTCGACGTTGTACTCGGCGAGCTCGGCCTGGAGCATCGCGAGCCGGATCCGGTCGATCCGGGTCTCGTTCGTCACGCTCACGCCAGGGTTCGAATACGTCGACGCCTGCGGCACGATGCCGTGGATGTTGAGACCCACGCCCGAGCCCTTCAGCAGCTGCGCCTCCTCCTTCAGCTTCAGGCCGTAGCGCAGACGCCCGTCGATGTAGCTCTGGAGCATCGGCGCGTCCGAGAGGACCTGCTTCGTCGCCCGCACCCAGTGTGCGATCGTCGCGACCGAGGCCGAGTCGAGCTCGAAGGTGAGGTTCGATTCCGGCTTGCCGCTCGCCGGGTTCTCCGACACGACGTCCGCGTTGTTCGTGAACCCGGTCTCCCGGACGAACTCCACGGCGTTCGAGGACGTGCGGCCCCAGGACAGGATGTCGCGCACGAAGAGGCGCTGGTTCGGCGCCGTGACGACGCCCGGCACGCGCAGCGGCTGCGACACCGCGGCACCGGCCGAACCGTCACCGCTGGTGATGGCAGCGTTCACCGGCATGGTGAACTTCGAGCCGCGCGAGGCCTTCGGCGCCCAGGCCTTGTACTCCTCGCTGTCGGTGACCTGCTCGCCGAGGGTCGGCTGACGGCCGGCCTTCGAGCCGCCGGCCTCGACCTTCGCGACGATCTGCTCGGCCATCTGGAGACGCGCCTGCAGCTCGCCTTGCTTCATGAGCAGTTCGTCGACCTTTACCTTGGTCTCCTTGCTCAGGTCCTGGTGGAGCTGGATCTCCTTCTTCGCGCTCTCGGCGTGCGCCTTGAGCTGGTCGGAGACGTCCTTCATGGAGGCCTTGAGGGCCTTCAGTTCTTCTTCGTTCACGGGAATTACCTCTTGAGAATGGTGGTGAGCTCGGCGGCGGACGCCGCGAGGTCCTTCAGGCCCGAGTCGCTCAGGCGGACGGTGGCGTCACGCTCACCGGTGCCGGCCGAGTCACTCAGGCCGGACTTGAATTCGGAGATGAGCCGCATGGCCTCGCTGCGCGGCATGCCCGACTGGCGCAGCGCGGCTTCCATGCGGCGGACGGCCAGCGAATGGCTGCTGGCCTGCTTGCTGTTCTCGACCTGGTCGGACGGCAGGAGCTCGTCGGCGAAGCCCTCGTCGATCGCGGCTTGGCCGCCGATCCACGTCTCCGCGTCCATCATCTTCGCGACCTTCTTCGCGTCGATGCCGGTGCGCGCGGCGTAGATATCCGCCATCGAGGCGTCGAACGGCTCGAGCTGGTCGGCGAAGTCGCGCAGGTCGTTCTTGTTGCCGACGGCGACGACCCACGTGTTGTGGATCATCATGAAACCGGCCCGCGAGATCTGGACCGTGTCGCCCGCCATCGCGACGATCGACGCCGCGGAAGCCGCCAGGGCGAGGACCTTCACCGTGACCTGGCCGGGGTGCTCCCGGAGCAGGTTGTAGATCGCGAGGCCCTCGAACAGGTCACCGCCCGGCGAGTTGAGGTTCACCGTGACGTCGCGCTCGCCAATCGCGCGCAGGGCCGCGGCGATCCGCTTCGCCGTCGTGCCTTCACCGGTCCAGAAGTCGACGCCGATGACGTCGTAGATGCTGATCGTCGCGTCGCTCTCGGTGTCGGACGACGCAGCGCGGATCCCCGGGTTGTACCGGCTCAGCGCGCGCGGCGAGATCTCGGTCTGGGCGCCGAGCGCAATCCGGCCTTCCGGCGCGGCCGGCAGCTTGGTGTTCTTCATCGCGGGGCTACTCCTGTTTGAGCCAGTTCAGCAGTGCGTTGCGCGCCTGGCCGGCGTCGCTGATTGCTTCAGTGCCGATCGAGTCGAGCGGCGCCATCGCTGTCTGCACCGTGAGCACCTCGGCGTTTCCGCCCATGGGCTCGCGGTCCTCGAGCTCGCGGACTTCGTCCCGCGTGTAGATGCCGTTGTTCACCATCGCGCCGTAGAACGTGGCGCGTGCGGCGCTGTCGGCGCGCAGCAGACCCTCGACGGCGAACTTGGAATAGAAGCGGGACTTCTCCGCGGGCAGCAGGAGATCCTTGTTGATCTGCTGCTCGATGCGCCGGAGCCATGGCGCGAGCGTGAAGATCAGGAACCCGATCATCTGCTGCTCGATACCGGTGCCCCAGCTCGTCGACGTCTGCGTGTGGCCCACCATGAAGGGCGGCACGCGGAACCACCGGCAGATCTCCTCGACGCTGAAGCTGCGCGACTCGAGCAGCTGCGCGTCCTTCGGGTCGATGCCGATCGTCCCGACTTCCATGCCCGCCTCGAGGATCACCGGCTTGCCCGAGTTCTGGGCGCCGGCGAGCTGCTCGATGGCTTCGCGCGCCTCGCTTCGCTGGTGCGGCTTGAGGACGTTCGGGTACTTCCACCAGGTGGTCTTCTGCAGGCCCTTCTCCCAGGTGGTCGTCGCCGCGGAGTCCGCTGCGAGCGCGGCACCGAAGACCTGGCAGCCGTAGCTCACCACCGAGGCGCCGTTGCGCCCGTCGATCGAGAAGCCGGGGATCGAGAAGATCCGGCTGCCTGGGATCTCGCGCTGCAGCCCGGATTCCTCGGTGTACCGCCACACCTTCACGCCATTGCGCCAGTACGAGGTCAGCCGGCGCGGATCGAGGAAGACCAGGCCGACGACGCGCTCGCCGAGCATCAGCTTCTCGGCGCGACCACAGCCGCGCAGGAGCATCGCCGCGACCATCGCCTCCCAAAAAAGAGCGGCCGTCGAGTCCGGATTGGGCTGGTCGTGGATCACGAACTGCAGCCGGTGGCTGTCCGCGATGCGCTTGCCGCTCGGGGTGCGCTCGTAGACGGACAGCGGCAGCGTGGCGATCGTCTCTGAGATCAACCGCGCGCAGGCCCAGACGGCCGAAATCTTGAGGATGGTCGTCGCATTGACGGTGACGCCGGCAACCTCTCCGCCAGCCAGCGGCGACTCCGGCGTCTGTAGCGAGAACGGAACGCCGACCCAGTCGAGCAGCGTCGCCATGACGCGGCCCGGAGGCCGCCTGAGCATGAGCTCCATCAGCCGTGCACCGGGTGCTTCAGGAAGTCGCCGATCTGCGTCCGGCCCTCGGGGTTGAGGGACATGAGCGCGACGGCGTCGAAGAGCGCCATCAGCGGGTCGATCTTCGCGCTACCGCTGACCTGCTTGGTGATCATCACCGCGTTTCCTCGTGGTTCCGCCTTGGCGTTGCTCACGCACCAGGCCATGAGATCGGAGCCGCCGTGCCGCATCTCACCGGCAGCCAGCTTTCGCTCCGTCGTCTTGATCGCACCGACCATCTTCCAGCCCTGCGGGATGCCGACGATCCGCTCGAACTCGATGCCTATCCCGATGATCGCGTCGACGATCGCGCCGATCCCCGCGGGGTCGACGCCGATCTTGTCGAGCAGTCCCGTCTCCTCGATGCGACGGATGTACTCGACGAGCTGATCGACGTCTTCGCCGATGTGCTCGACGATCGTCAGGTCGCCCTGGTCGGCGAAGTCGCCGTACCGCTGCGACTCGGCCTTCCGCCGCTCGAGCGCGATCGGATGGATCCAGGCGTGGCCCCAATGCAGCCACTCGCCGGTGTCCGCGTCACGACCGATCACGCCGAGCCCGAGCATGTCGTCCAGGCCGCCGCCGTCGATCCCGACCGTGACCACCTCGCACCGCTCGAGGATCTCGTCGAGCGTGACCGGGACCTCGCCCTGCGCTTCCCAGAACAGTGCGCCGGCCCAGCCATCCGAGTGCAGCGCCAGGCCGATCTCGACGTTGAGGTGCTGCGACGCCCAGGCGCACAGCTCCTCGATGCCGACCGACTCGGCGACGTCGAACTCCTCCTTGAGCCGATCGATCGTGATCGACTTGCCGGCGTTGGGCGTGACCAGCGGCCAGAGCTCCGGGTTCTTCCAGGCCTTGTCCTTCGACCGCTGGACCGACTCGGGGAACTCGAACAGCACCGGCAGCATCGCGCCCTTGCGCTTCCCGTCCCGGATCGCCCTGGCCTTCTGCAGCTCGGCACGAAAGACGCCGGCCGGCTGCTCCTCACTCTGCGTCGTGATCATCGCGAGGAACGCCTCCGGGAACGGAAGCATGCCGCCGCGGAGCTGGCGCAGAGCGCTCGCTGCCTTCGCCATCTTCGAGAGCACGTGCACCTCGTCGATCAGCGCGCCGACTACCTTGCGCCCGGTCACGACCGCCGGGTCGAAGGTCATGATCTCGAGCGTCGCGCCCGACTCCCGGTGCACGATCGTCTTCAGGTGCTCGCGCACGTGGAGCTTCTTCTCGAGCACCGGGTCCAGCGCGATCGCGCCCGACACCGCGTTGAACGCGAGCTCGGCAACGTCCTGCACCGGCGCGGTCATGATGAACGGCGCCTTCGGCCGCTCGTTCAGCAGCAGCGCGACCAGCATCAGCAGCGCGCCGTTCGTGGTCTTCGAGTTCTTCTTCGCGACCAGGAGGAAGACCTCGCGAATCATGCGAGCTTTCGTCACTGGATCGAGAGAGCCGAACAGCGCCCGCACGATGTCCCGGAACCAATCGCCGCCGGCCTCCGCCATCGTCGGCGTACCAGGCACGTCCGCGAGGCGCAGCTTGTTGAACGCCGCCACCGCTCGCGCGGCCATCGCCTCGTTCAGCGGCAGCACCGGCACCAGTGACCGTCCGGAGCGGAGGCGTTCCTCCCAGTCCGGACAGGCCAGGTCCCAGCTCATTGCAGGGCCTTAGACCCCGGCAAGATCTCGCCCCACTCGGTGCCGGCCTGGGCGCCGACGGCATCGTCCTGCGCCTGCTCCTTCTTGCCGCGCTTCGCTTCCTTCGGCGCCTTCGGCACCGGCGGCGCGGCGGCCTGCGGGTTGAGCTGCAGGAACAGCTTCACGGCCGCGGCGTTGCCCTTCTTCGCCGCGCGGTGCAACCCCTCGAGGCCTTCCATGCGCCGGGCGTACGCGCCCGCGCTGAGCTCGTGCTCGAAGTACTTCGCGAGCGTGGGGACCGAGCACCCGATGCCGATCGCGATCTCCTCGTGCGTCATTCCGAAGCCGGCGGCGATCGAGACACGGCGCCGCATCGCCGCGGTCGGCTTGAACGAAGGTCTAGCCATTTTTCCTTAGAAAACCGCCGGTTCTGAAA